TACGCATCTTCTGTTTCCAATTCTTAACCACGTTTCCTTTACTGTCCGTCCACTTTCGCTTACCGCCAGTCAATGACGCATTATAATAGTCAAATGCTTTCTTAGCACTTTCTTTTGTATAACCGTTATCTAAAAAATACTCTTCAACCAAACTTAAAGGAGGTGGAAAGGATGGGTCTAATTCCCCTTCCCCTTTCTCTTGTTCTTCTTCTTCCCCTTGTTCTTGTTGTGAAGGGTCTTGACTACCCCCTTGCGAAGGGTCTTGGCTAGGGTGCTTCAAAGCTACGCCAGTCTTATCTTCAAAGCCTTTTACACTTTTATCTATTGCGTGTTGTTGAGATGTATATGCAAAGTCTGCCATGTCAGATAATTCTTTTGGCTCAACTCCATAAAACATTCTCTCCATTAATGCTTCAATGAACTGTTTTTTGTCTTTATCGTGTTTAAGCTTATTGTAAACATCGTAATAAGACTTCAAGAAATTAAATGCTTTTCGATTACTCATATCTCTTGAATAGTAAAAGGTTTAAAGTTTTGGCTCTTTAAGTAAGGCTTACAAACAGTCTTATTTCTAACATGTTTAATTGCGGTCGTAGTACTTATAATCTTTAATAAGTCTGGATCTGTATAATTTTTATAATAAGAAACTTTACCTGTTTCTATTTCTACCACTTTCAAACCTTTGCACTTTCTTGTTTTGATTCCCTTTATTTTTCTTTCCTTTTCCCAAACGCATGACTTACATGTATTCCTTTCATGTCTAAACTCGTTCGGTTTTTTAAAAACATTACAACAAATACACTTTTTCTCTATTATGCACCCATCTTTTATTTTAGCAGTATTCAGCGTGTGTTTAGAGAATTTAGGTCTAATTCTATCTAAGTGAGACATTTTTCCGCTATCCGTGGTTAACCTAAGCACCTCACTCATATCGCCTATTTTTAGATTATCTAAACTATTGTTTTTCCAGTTGTTGTCTCTATGTACAACATAGTACTCTGGCAAGCAATCTTTATTATAGTTAAATGAAAAGAAAACAAGCCTAGATACTTGAAATCTTTTACATATACCTCCTACGCATAATGTAGCCACAAGGGAGGAATCACCCATAGATTGTTTTAATATTCTTTCTCTTACCCATCTTTCCCCGCCTCCATTAGCCTGCACGTATCTTCCAACACTCTTAACCCTGCCAAGATTAGACACTTCATATATACCGTCAAAACCTATAACATCAATCCATTCCTCTCCATGCAGCGATTCTAAATCAAGTTTTTTATAATATTCCATTTTATATTAAATTAAAAAACCCTCTTAAATCCTCTGAGGTTCCACTTTCAGATTCATTAAGAAGGTTAGTTAAAATTTCCCCGTTGCTATATTGTGGAACCGCAACTATACACAAAGATAATACTTATTCTTTAATATCAAAGTATTTAACTAAATAATTCACCTTGTTTATTATTATTGTGGTTGTATATACCTCTTGCTATGTCAAATATGTGTTGACCTACTTCATAGTCTACCAAGTTACGAGCTATCTTATCCTTTCGCTGTGTTCCTTTATATCCGCTTAAATCAATCTTATGGAACTTCTCTAACTCTTTACGTTTTGCGTGTATAAAATTTTCTGCTTTACGTCCCTTGAATCCTGGTATTTTAAAGTTAGACCAAAACAAATGCCTGCCTATTTCTTTGGCTTGTATAAGCGGCTCATAGTAAGGTACGACATTTTCAACCACCCACTTACCCTTAAAAAAATGTTCTAAAAATATAATCTCTTGGTATAGTTTCATGTCGGGATAACTTGCGGGAGACTTTCTCTCTCCCTCCCCTGTGTTCGTTTTTCTCATTCTACTATGTGTCGGACATGGAGGACTAGACCATATAAAATCAAATTCTTTATAGTGATCTAACAAGTATTGATGTGCGTCTGCTACCACTACCTTGTCGTTAGGGAATCTTTCCTGGTACATCCTAGCTAACTCAGGGTCTAACTCTACTGCTGTTACCTCGCAGTTATCCCATAGCAATCTATTACCACCTAGACAAGCGTATAAATTAAGTACTTTCATTCTCTTTAGTTTTAAAGTATTTTTGACTTGGTTTTAACATTTTTCTTTTTTTGAATCCTTTTTTACTCCTAGAAATAAGATAACCACTATCTATAAGTTGCTTAATTCTTCTTAGGTTAGACTGGTCTGTGTCTCCTAGTATCGCAGTTATATAAGATGCAGGTTGATGATAGTATCCATTTTCGCTTATCTCACAGTAGTTATCTATGATAGTTAGTATAGAGTACTCCTCAATGGATAAAAGCTCTTTAAACGGCTTGTATTTAGTTAGGTCTATTTTCATTACTTCCTAATTTGTAATTCTTCACCAGTCAAAGCAAAGTATAAATTTTGTAAAGTGTGGACGTGCTTGATGTGTCCAAACTCACTAAACGATATATTGAATGCTTTTAAATATTTATTACCAGCAAACCTACCTTTTAAAACATAAGTAACCATGAAGTTGCCTAGTTTGTATACTTTAGATTTTTCAGTTGTATAAGTCTCAAACCCAAAATTTAACAACCATTCTTCTGTAAGTGGTATTCCATTATAAATATCTGCAAACTTTACTTTTGCATTTAATCCAATTTTAACTACACCTAAAGTGTCTTGGACAAAATTACCAATTCTTAATTCATTTGCTTTCATTAGTAAACCGTTTTTAATTTGTGAATGTAGTTAGGATCTTCTGCATAACCTATACGCTTTAAAAAACTATGGTAGTCTCCACCTTTGTAGAATCTACGCTGCCATACTGCATACTCTTTTACTGAATCTTGCCACTTATCAAACTTCATGTAACCGCCTTTGGAAGATATAAACCCGAATAGGTTGTTATTATCTAAGCTGCAATTATTACACTTATACCATCCAGTCTCTACTACGCTTTGCCTTACTACTATATCTACGTGTTTAACTCCATAAGCTTCTAGTAGTGCTTTTACTTGTGTGGTGTCTTGAGCTTTGGCTTTTTTACCTACCAACATCAATACAATTAGTATCAATGGAAGTAGGTACCATTTATCTGTTAGTGTTTTCATTTTTTTTAAATAAGTCGTGTAAATAATCTGATTTATCCTCTAAGCCAGACATATAGTGAGTAGGAGGCTCTATGGTTTTGTCTTCTTTTAATTCCCAATCTGGGAACACTTCTTTAAAAACTTTAACCGAATGTCTAACCATCCCTGGAGCATAAGTGTGTCTCCCGTGTGCATATCTAATAGCCATCCACACGATGTCTTTATATGCTTCTGCTACTTTATTTAGTTTTTGTTGAGGTGTTATGTCTTTATTCATCTTGTTTAAGTTTTTTTATATATTATTTAATAAGGCAGCCGCTTATTTAATGTTAAATATGTTTAACAAAATATTGTTAATTTGTAAACTATATTTAACAATCTTTCCAATCCCCAAGTATAGTTGTAAGGACTTTCATTTCGTCAAATGTTACGGGCTTACAGTTCAGCTCCGAAATAGTTAAATCGCAAGTTACCAACTTTTTGCCTTCGTATGTAAATTCTACTTCTAAAACGCCTTTAGCATATCGATTTGTATGAAACTCATCGTGTTCATATTGCTTAGTCAATTTAAAACCAAGCCCTTTTAATTGTTCTTCTGTCAACTCGCTATTATCTGACTGTTTAGTTTCTGTTAGTTTGGATTCCAGCCATTCGATGTAATACCATTCAATAATATTACTTGGATTAATACCACCCTTCTCTAAGCAATACTGTTCTCTTAGTTTATTATTCATTTTTTAAAGTGTTTAATTACCATTCACCCTTATAATGTAGATAGGCTATGTCTTTACCCTCTAGTTTACTTAGATACTCAATAGCTTTAGGTAGTCTTATACACTTATCATTGTACTCATATACATAACCACGACCGTATCTATCTGCTTTAAAAAGGTCAACGTGTTTAGCACATCGTTTAACCCAGTCTTTAATTGAGTCAACACCTACTAACTTAGCAAACTCCCCCACCTCTACCGTAGTAGGGTTAGGGTGAGTGCCGTAGTCTCTATGCGCTTGTTCTATTGTTCCACAAGTATTCATTATCCTAGTCCGTTATCTTTTGCTTTCTGTTCTAACACTACTAACTTATCTAAAATTAACTCTGCTAGTGCAGTAGTTTTATCTAGTCTTTGAGAAGTTGTATTAACATCTTCACCATATCCATTCGATATAAGCATTAAATTAGCCTCTCTAAAGGCATATTGTGCAATTATGGATGCTTGGTTACGCTGATAAGATTTAGAGCCGTTAGATGGGCTAAAATTGCTTTGTTCTTTTTGAGCAGATTTTGCCTTGTTAAATTCTTGTTGACCATGCTCAGTTATTTGGTAGGTTATTTCCCATCCTACTTGCACCTCTTTTTTCTTACCTATGTTAATCTTATCACCATTCTCCATTGTTAGATTATGGTAGTAAGTAGTTCCATAGTCATTTGTAAAAGGCTTAACCTCGCCTACTTCTTTTACTTTACTTGTCTTGATTTCTGACATCTTTATTTGATTTATTGTTTAAACTTTTACTTATTGAAAAGGCCTTAGACTTTCTTGCTCGTCTATCATTGTATGCCTTTTTTTCTTCTATGTTCTCAATGTGCTGGATTAGACATTGCAAGTCCATAAACATATTCTTAGTTCTACCATGAGTTAATGTATTCTTTAGTGGAAACTTTTTAGCGATGTAGTCACACCGTTTTTTCATTTCCGTTAATTCGTAGTCTAAGGCTTTAGCACCTCTCATGAAGTCATCTATTAAATCCGAAATAGATTCTAATGCTTCCATGTCGTTGTTTCTTTGCGCTTCATTAAGTGCATTGTCTAGCATCTTATTAGCGTTGTGTATTTCTGTGAATATTCCCATTTCTTTTAGTTTTAATTGGTTATCTGTTAGCAAATCTATAACATAGGTTTTAATAAAACAAGGATTTTGTAAATTATTTTCAAATTATTTTTACTAGACACGCGAAAAACCTAGTAAATACTAAGGTTTCAAAGGAAATTAAATAAGGATTATTTTATACCAGCGTTAAGTTTAAACTTAATCCAGTCTTGATGTGTCTTGTTATTAATCTTAAAATACTTATTACACGCTCTATCAGAACAACGCATCCAATGGTGTATAGTTCCTGACGCTGTTGTAACTTGCTTATTGTGGTATACGTGTATGTTTCCACAGTTAGGGCAGTTGTACTTCTCTAAACCTTTATTAACTGAATGGTTAAACTTAGGCTTAATATACGGCTCTAGTTTTTTATACAACGCTTTAAGGCTTGTTATATCTCCATCACCATAGTAGAGTAAATGATCTAACGCCTTTTTGCACTTCTTAAATTGTATGTCATCCCATGTAGATATACCTCCTGCGTCTAGTTTTAAAGGTAGTTTAAAGTATTTACACGCTTCTTTAAGGCTGTATGAATCCATGTACGCTATTTTCTTTAGTTCTAGCATGGTATCTATCTGTACGGGTTTAACGGGTAAATCTACGCCATGATATAAAGCCCTGTTATACACTTTCTTCATGTCAAATCTATTGCCGTTGTGTGCTACTACTTCGTTTGCATCTTTGAACTGTTTGGATATTTCCTTTAGTACCCGCTTGTCACATTGTTTATTTAAACCCCAGTCAATATTGTGTACTTTATCCTCACCCTCCCACGACCAATGAAAAGATATTATTTTCTGTGGTTCTATTATCTGTGATGCGTGTACGTATTGTTTGCCTGAACCCCATAACTTAGCGATTGCTTGACTCATTTCTAAGTCGTAGTAAAGTCTTTTTATGGGTGTGCTTTTCACTCTCTAAGTGATTTAATGCCTAGCAATATAAGTAAAATAACTAAACCAACCAAAACTATTATCATATAGGCAGGTGTTTTTACCTTAGTAACAGGTTGGATATACTTATAAGGCACTCGTATTTCCCTTATTATACTATCGCCTTTACACTCACCCTCTATAAATATACTATCCCTATAATAATATTGCTTAATAGTAAGTCTATCATTAACCACAGTAATAGTGTCTCTAAGTAATCTAAGGAAAGTAGTGTCTTTAAAGACTGTGTCTGCTTTAATAGTTTCAATATGTATAGTATCGTAAACACTTAGTGTATCTACTTTAATTAGTTCGGGGTGTTTCTTAACAAGTCTGTTAAGGCGTTTCTGAGGGGTGCATGACGCTAAGATTAATATTATACACCAAATGGCTGTTCGTATATACATGGTATGTTGTGTTTATCTGCATACTCCCTTACATCAAAACATGGGCATGGTTTGTTATTAAATTGATTATGCCCAGCTAAAAGTATGTTAGGATACGTTTTAACGGCTTCTAAATATATTTTGATAACAGACTTCCACTGGTCAACCGTTAGTGTGTCTTGTGGTTTCCCTTGCTCTGACATACCCCCTTCTAAACAAACACCTATTGAATCGTGGTTGTGTCCTAAAGTATGTGCGCCAGTGTATAATAAATCTCGCCCTTGTTGTATGGTTCCGTCAAACTTTATATAAAAATTGTAACCAACATCTCGCCATCCTCTCGCCATATGCCATCTACGTACATCGTTTACATCTATATTCATAGAACGCTTAGTGTAGGCACAATGTATAATAAGATACTTAATACCTCTATTTACTTTTGGGATATTCATCGTTTAATCCCTACGTGTTTATCCTTAACAAAAAGTAATCCAGTCCCTATACCTGCAATAATTGCCGTTTCACTTGCTGATACATCGGCTTTAAACACCCAAGTTAATACTGCTATGAGTATTATTATTAATCCTATTATAGTGGTAATTAAGCCACTCTTAAAAAGTCTATCAATCATACTCTGTCTTTTAAAATTTCAATATTAGTATTCAGCTTACTCATTGCGTCTGTGTTCTTTTCGACTATATCGCTAAACTTCTCAACGTGACGGTTATTATCTTGACGCCACTTATCTCTTTCCTCGTTGTGCATCTTCGTTAACTTGAACAAGTATATTAAAACCACCACAAGAATTGCGCCTACTGCGCCTAATTCTATTAATGTTTGTACTGCTGCGTCCATTTGTTTACTATGTCTTTCATTTTATAAGTCTGTTGGGGTTGTTCTGTAAACCTTTATACCCGTTGTTTCGTAAGTATCGGGGTCTGCGTATGCGTTATAGTCTCTGGCGTGTGCTTTGATTCTAACGCTTTGCCCCATATCTAAACTCTGGGTTGTCCACATCTGTGTTAATGTGCCGCTATTGTTGTAATAAAAAGAAACGTCTGTGCCGTCTATCTTAATAAACACATCTTTGCCTTTTGCTATTCCTGGTTCATTGTCGGACTGAATGCCATTGTCTGCTACAACTAACCTATAATTTCCTAATGATGGGGCGTTTAAAACCCTATGAGTTATTAGCGCGAATGTTAAATCGTTTTTGTCTGCAATAAGGCTAAATCCACCATGAGACATTGGTAAGCTACTAGCATTCCAATCATAAGCGTTAAACCTTACCCATAACACCTCACCATCTATATTGTAACTACCTTTACTTAATACTTCACAACTATTTCTATCTGGGTCTGTACCCGCAGAATGAGTTAAAGTAAATGTTAAATCGGTTGTGTTAAATGCAAAACTGGCAGAGGGCTGGTCATCGTATTGATAGAAGTTACTACCATCCATCGGATATTCACCTAAGACATAACTATTACCGTAAGGGTTGCAGAAATTGTTTTTATTAGATGTCCTTTGTGCTGCCGTTGTTCCTGTTTGAGTCCAATCATTTCCACTTATAGGGTCTGGTATTGTATAATCAGTGGAGAATGTAGCGTTATCAAAATCAGTAGATATAACACAGCTATTAATATTTTCATAAGCTAGTGGTTCTCCGTTATTCCATATACTTAACATTTCTGATGTAGGTATAGCCCTGTTAAACACTGCACATTGATTTATAACACCCACAGGAAACCTAGACAACACGCCCGAAGCATAAAAGCCACCCATAGTTAGTGTTTTAGCACTTGCGTATATAGTATAGTTGCCAGCTCCAGTATCAGTGATTGTGGATGTAGCCATAACTACTCCATCTAAAGTTATAGTTACAGCAGCAGCGGCATTAGCAGCACTTACGTCTACGCTAACACCTATTTGCTCCCATCTGTTATTTATAGTCCCTGTTGTAGTAACCCTTAAATCTAAACCATTACCCGCTGAACTTGACAGGAAGTCAATATTGCCAGAATCAGTCACCCTTAAAATAAACCCTCTTTGTTTTCCACTATTATCCCACATTGATAAAAGTGTTTTATCCGTTCCTGTTGAGTAATCCGAAATATTAGAAGTTATTATTATACTATAATTATCATTTATAGTTGACGCAGAAAACCCGCTAGACTCCATAGCATATTCCTCACTATGCCATACAAAGGATGCGTTATGAGTTACACCCACTGCACTTGGAGTGCGTTTACCTACATTATATCCGAATCCGTAACCGTACATTATCTTAGTATCAGAGTTACTTCACCACTCGTTAAAGTTACTGCGCTAAAGTAGTCATCACCTGTTGACGTAATAACTGTTCCTGCGCTTACCGCTGTTGCAGGTGTGCTAATGTAATCTTCCTTTACATCACTACCACTTTCATCTTTAAGACTTGAAATAACTGCATCTAAACTAACATAAAAACTAGTGAATTTCTTAATTGCTTCGTTTGTATCATTAACGGTGTAAGTTCCGTTCTTTGCTGCCATTCTCGCGTTTGGGTTTCCGTCCATTTCTTTTTATTTATTTGTTTAACAATTTGCTGTTATTGGTGTTATGCACCTATCGTAATTAAATCCTTGTTTTATCTGTATGTTTGCCACCACACCAGATACTCTATCGGAATAATCTTCGCTTAAAAAACCATAGTTAACTGTTTGGCTAGGTTGAAAGAAAGCGTCCCCATCCATTCCTAAATATTCTGGTCTCTCTATTAACCACACAATATCCGTTGCTATCTGCATACAGTCGCTTTTAACTTCCTGCTCGTTACCTCTATCCTTATCTACTAAGTCGGTAATGATTAACTCAAAATTGTAATACAAACTTCCACCTGTAGACGTTGCCCCTAATTGATTTAGGAATACTCTAGGATATAACAACCGATCCAAACTATCTTTCTCAAAAGCCTGTGATACATTACCACTTGCAAATGACTTAACTTGATAGTGTTGGTCAGCTATTGCCTGTATTCTGTTTACTATCTGATTTAGACTTACCATACTTTTCTTTGTAGTACTTATCTACTTTCTCTTTAATCTCTTTTTTACCTATGTATTTTTTGCTCATCCTAAATAGATACCGTTAACGTGGTGCGTTTTATCTGGGTGAATATCTCCATCATCATCATTCTCTGTGTACTCTGGAAAATCATCACACTTTTGACTTAGATAATAGTTTAATCTATACTCCCATGCTGTTGCCTTTGCTTCGTACTTATCGCTTAGTCTTTGTATCTCTTGTAGGGTTACAGTCTGGCCGCCTTCATTGCCCTGTTTGATAACACCATTGTTACGCATTTTAAGCGTTATAAAGTCTGCTACATCAATCATTACCCTAAACAGTAATACATTCACTACATAACTATTTAAAAGCGTCTTATACGGCTCTGGAATAGGTGTGCTAGAACTAACATACGCATCTACGTCGCTTATCAGTTTATTGTATAAATCAGTTCCCAAAATTGGAACTATGTATAACTCTTGTGCATCCCTTATCAAAGGTCTAATAATAGACTCATCTACATTACCATCTAAGGCTGTGCGTTCCTTTACAAAATTCTCTGATATTAAATAAGTAAATGCCATGTCTTATTGTTTCTCTATTAGTTCTTGCCTCCAGACGTGTCTGCAACTTGGTGATATTACACCGTCTCTATTCCAGAAGCCACCACGTCTTAACCATACGTTATGCCCTACTATTGCGCTCATCTGGTCTATATCTTCTTTTGAATATACCCTACCTAAAGAAATTAAGCGTCTGCAAAAATCCCTACTTCCTGGTATAATGTCTCCACCACTTGCACTTGCCCTCTTTACATATCTATAAACTATTTCAAAGTCTACTGTTGCTGCTTGCTTTTCACCCTCTTCTGTTAATTCTCTAGATGGTTCTTCTGTGTCGCTTGGTATTTCATCAGGTATATCTATTTCCTTAACATCTATTAGCCCTTCGTTTGCTAATCTATTTAAGCTCTCTGCAACCGTTTTTAAGTCCGTATTCAAAGCCTCCGCTATACTATCTGCTGTGATGGTAGGATTGTTCTTTAAAACGCCTAATACTTGCTTATCAAAGTCCGTAACTTCAAAGTTCATTCTAAAAGAATCCTCATCTATGTTGACCTCGTCACCACTAAAATCTAACTCTTTTGAGTATTTACAATTTATCCCTTTAGCAGGTCTACCCATTTTCTCTAGTAAACTAAATAGTAGTTCTTCTTCCTTGTCATCTTTAGACATTTGGGTAACCGTTTGTGTTACGGTTTCACTTTTAACCTCAAGTCCTGCCTTTTCTGCTAGTTGACTTAAATAATCAGAACCTAGTGCTGTTGCAATTTGTATAACCGCTGTCTCGCTAAATTGCTCTGTAATCGGATCAACTCTATCTAAGTAAACCGCATCCGTATTATATAGGTCTGATATAACACCGTTTAAGATTCTTTGACGTGAAGAAACGTAGGTACTTTGGAATACTTCCATCTTCTCTACTATCTCCGTTCTATTCCCGAATGGTTGGTCTGTCTCAACTCCAAAAAGATTTGGCGATACCACACGATGACCCGTGAATATCATGTTTCTAGTCTGGTCTAGAAGTTGCATGAATTGCTTATCGAAGTTGTTAGGCATTAAAGATTCTACCCTTGTCTCACCCTCGCCCTCTTGTTGCCATTGCAATATAACTCCACCGCCTTGTTTAGCGTCTGTACCTTGAAACTTCTTAGCAAAGTCTTTCTCTATCTTTTTAGCTGTAGCGTCACCTGGATATTGACCACTAAAGATAATCATGTTCCCCGCTTGGAATCCGTTGTGCAAGTTGTTTAAGTGGTAGTCTGCAATTCTATAATCTATCTCAATATAAGGAACTGCACCCACGTACTCTGGTAACGTGTAGTGTTCTTTACCCGCTCTGTGCTGAACATGGTAGTATAATTGACTACCTTTTTTAGTTTCAGGATTATACTTAGCAAATGTCTTAAACCCTGCTTCTATATCCTTGTCTGTGCCTTTGTAGTGCTTCGTCCAATCAGGTGAATAAGCAAACTCCTCACCGTCTTTAGATACTCTAATCTTACTAGCATCTACATGGTATAAATCAAACTTGCCGTTAGGCTTCCATATAACCTCTAACGCTATGATATTAAATAACTCAAAGTCTAACGCTGCTTTCAACATGATACTTTCTAAGCCCTCATCTGGATTAGCCTTTTTTATCATGCCTTGTATTTCGGCTACGTCTTGGACATTCTTTACTTTAGCGTCATCTACTCTAAGCCCCTCTCCTGCGATATAATGAACCTTACCAGTAATTATACTATTGTGGGTTGCTGAACGGTCATATAACTCAATTAAACGCTGTGGATACATATTGTCATGTCCGAACTGTACCCAGTCGCTATTCTTTAATTCCTTGAACTCTGGAATATCACAAGCATTTAACTGTATGAATATCGGCTTATTTTGATTTTCTTCACTCATTATTCAGGTGTATATTGAATATCTATATTGTTGTCTAAGGCTGTATAATCTACGTCACTTGAAGCTGTTGGATCTACAACTAAAACTCTACCACTTTCCACTATTTCATCTGCTAGACTAGGGTCTGTATTACTTGAACTTGTTTGAGCGTAGATAATGTACGTCCATTGTCCTGCATCTTTTAACTCTACGTCTGTACCCTCAACTATTGTAAAAAGATTGTATCTACTTACAGCGCATGACGTATCGGTAGATAAGAAGTTCTTAACTAGATTAGTCTGCACGTTTTTAAAAGAAAACAAGTAATAAGGGTTACTTATTGTCGTTTTCTCCGTTAGTGTCAGTGCTACCTTGTTGCTCTGTGTCTGGTAAATTAATATCACTCTTTTTTTTACGTCTTTTTGTTTTAGGGAATGTCATTTTTTTAGGCTCTGACTTAAAAATATGGTCCAAGCCATACGCTCGATAAGTTGCGTACATTTCGGGCTTATCTTCTATCGTAACAGTCTGTGTTATTCCCTTTTTACGAATAGTAATTGTTGCCCCTATCCACTTTTTATCTATCATATTAATAAATATAAATACTTGTTTTTGTAACATATTGAACATAAAAAAAGGGGCTTAATAGCCCCCTTTAAACTAACTAAAAGATATATTATAGAAGTCCGCTAATAATAGTACTGTCAACTTGTGGGGCTGGTAGTTTCTCTTTACCTCCCATCTCAATAGTAAACCCGTTCATATCTTCTACCATTATTCCAGACTGATATGCAGTAGTACCTGTCATTTGAAGTCCACCGTCTGCACCTAGCATATAGTACTCTCCAGCAAAGTTTTGAACTATGGCAATACCTGTTAATTTCGCTAATGCTAAAACTTCTGCTATCTCAGTAGTAGTTCGCTTATGCATCTTTAGTCTTAACAACTGCTCAAAAGCGATAGTACGGTTCTCAGTAGACCCTACGAAAGTCTCACCCCAGTCACTATCTTGATGCTGTACTTCGTACTGCTTGAATACAACCGAACTAGCCAACGTAATAGACGTTACTAATCCAGCAGCATTTTTAGCATATGCAGAAACATCGTCAAACTCTACTAAGTAAACAGTCTTTACACCACCGCTTGACTTATTACAGTCTAAAGTATATCCGCTTAATGTTACACAACTCATATTAATTATTTTAAATAAGCAGAGGGAACTAACCCCCTGCTATTACTTCTTATCTTACTCTGCGTAGTAAACTACAAACTCAGGGAACGCAAACTGAACACCGATCTTAAATTCGATTTTAAGCTTATGGATGTCGTCATCTTCGCTAAACCATAGCTTCCAGCTCTCCTCTTCATTTTCTAGGTCAGTCCCGAGATACATATTCTCTCTGTAAGAGATAACGATTCTGTTCTGACCGTTCAAACCGTTAACTACTACGATAGGAATGTTAGTGTATAAAATCATACCGTCAATACCATCTTTAGGCTCTACCCATCTGTTATTAAGGTCAAATACCTCTTTTTGGTATTGATCAAACCAATCTCTACCCATGAAGCAAACTAAATCGTTTCTCTCTCTGATTGCTACTGGTACGTCTTTAGCTAATTGATAAAGTACAGTAATCTCGTTACCTGTAAATGCAGTACCACTAGATGAACGTACAGTAGTAGATGTGTCGTCAATCAACTTGTTAAACCCATCACATAAAGCTAAGTTACCTAACCCTGTGCTAGTATTTCCCTGCCAGATTAACTTCTCAACTTCAAAAGCCATGTTTGCCATTAAGTCGTCTAAGAAAATTTGCGGTAAGTCTGTTTCATCATATGTAGAACCTGGAGTTAATAACTTCTGAGTGAATTTAGCCTCTAAAGACTTCATACAGTAGTTCTTATTTACCTTGATTTTACACACTGAAATAGTACGTTGTGTGATAGTATCATCACCTGCTGCGAGAAAACCACAAGATCCACCCGCTTGGAAAGTAACTGTGCTATCTACTAAGTTAATTGTCTCTGCTGATTTGATACCAGTTTGGATAGTAACATACTCCATTGTTCTCGCACCTGCTACCGCCTTTGCGATTAATTCCGCTGGCTCTTCTGTATAGTTGCCTAAAGCGGAAACGTCAAAATTAAAATCTAACTTTTTCATTATTTTTTGTATTTTCTAAATGCTGCTTTGATTCCGTTCAAAGTGGCAACTTTGCCTACGCTAGTTTTTGGTGCTTGTGTTGGTTTGTCTGCGCTAAAATCCATAAGCACCTCGATAGCTTCTAGCACGTTGTTATTAAATTCTTTTGATTCGTTTTTGTAAGCATTGAACTCAGATGCTAACTTTTCGTTTGCTTCTGTTAATTCTTTAATCTTACTTTCATACTCTTCTTTTGCTTCTGCAAATTTGCGCTCTACTTCTGTGCGCTCTATTACAGTTTTAGGAGATGGTACTGCTGCTGGTGTTGGCGTTTCTGCATCCATAACCTCTTCTGTCTCTACTTCACCCTCTGGCATGATAACCTCTGTGATAAGTCCACCAACTGTTACGATAACTGTACCGTCAGCAAGTTCGTGACTAGCATCTTCTACTGGTACTATCTCACCATCTGCTGCAACTGTTACGGCTGCCCCAACTTCTACTGCTGGTTCAATCATAATAGGTGTACCATCTGAAAGAGTAGCATCAATAAATTTGCTTGTAGTTTCTTCTGTGGCTGGTGCTTCAACGTCAGACATAGCAGAGTTAAATGCTTCTTTAAACTCCCCACGCTTATCAGCAGGAACGTCTAAGAACAATTCTTTAAGTCTGTCTTTAAAACCCATATTATTAATAATTTTTAGTTACTAATAAATATAAGTTTGGAATGTTGTAACAATTTTGTATATTTGAAGTGTTAAGGGAAGTGACAAAACCTTTAATGATGCATTACGGAAGAGGGATAGCGAAGTATAGTAACTACCCTCTTTTTTTTATGCCTTAAACTCTGACTTAATGATACTTTTAATTTCCTTTAGTATCTTATCTTCTTTAGTCTCTTCTACTAAGACTTGGTCAAATAAACCTTCTACACTGAATCCTTTTAACTCACCTGTCTTAACGTAGTCATTCCAAAGTCTATCGTTGTCTATTTTCATTACACCGTACCATGTACCCTCTGGGTTGTCAAAGCCTTTAGGGTCTGTTATTCCCATTTGTGAATCTGTTATAAAATCACTCACTAAGTAAACGTCTGACATCTTCATCTCAGGATCGTGCATTAAGTTTACGTTCCTTTCAAAGCCCGACCTATGATACTTATAGTTGATTTGTCTAATGGTGTCTTTAGAGAAATATACGTAGAAGTCTCCACGCTCCTCTGAGTATCTGTATATCTTTAAGTCTGGAATCATTAAAGCCCCCATAACTAATCTGCGGTCTTTATCCGCTGTCTTGAAAACCATCTTAGGCTTCTCTTCATTGAACGCCATAAAGTTTTTCATAATTGCAGGGGTGTCAACTAATGCTATGTAATCTACACCACTTTCATCATGGTCGTTAATTACTATCTCGTATACTTCTACCTTTTCCATACTTATAAATATAATATCGTGTTATTGTAACTACTCTACTACTGTTGCTTGTGATTGTATTTGGCTAATCCCTTGTTGGGTACTTGTTATATCGCTCTCTACTACTACCACTTTATTAACCTCTCTTTCTGGTTGTCCGTTGCCTATTAGTGTACTACCGTTCTGTACTGCGTTAATAGGTACTCCTGCACCTGCTACTCCTCCACCAGCAGACGATGATAGGTTAGATACGTTAGGGCTTGGCCTTTTTAATAGTGCTGCTGCTTGTGCCATGTTGGCTAGTATAGTCGCTATACCGCTTGCAAACTGCGCTGCACCTGCGCCACCTACCGTAACAGCGTTTAATGGGTTTGCTTGTGATGCTGCTACCAATGCACTAATTGCTTTTGCTGTATCTATTGCTATCTGTGCTAGTGCAAATGCTTTTTGTATCTTTTCAGCTTTTTGACTATCCTTTATTGCTATTTGAGTTAAACTAGATAAACCTGCTACTGTGCTTTCTGCTACACTTAACTTAGCATCTCTAGTGTCTTTCTCTAACTGTATATCTTTTAGCTTTTGATCTGTGTTTGCTGCATCCTCTTCATCTCTATACTTTTTGTTGATTGCTGCTAGTTCTTCTTTCTGAGCTTTCTCAAGTTCCGCAGTATCTAACCCGTATTGTTTAGCTATTTCTATTAACCTAAAATACTTATCTTGTACCTGTGTTATTTCCCTTTCTTCATTACTAAGACTTTTTTGGTACCTCTCTTCATCTAGTTGTTCTAGTTCATTCTGAAATTCTTGCTGTTGCTCTCGTTCTCTTTGCCTTCTTTCTCTTTCTCTTGCTAGTCTATCTTCTTCCTTTTTATTTTCCTTCTCTTCTTTTTTCTTTCTATCGTCTTCGGCTTTTTTGTCTGCAGCTTCTTTTGCTTTCCTTGCCTCTTCTGCTGCTCTTTTAGCTGCGTCATTACGCCTCTTGTCTTCCTTTATTTGGTTTAATTCTCTAGTCTGGGCGGCTTCCTTGCTCGCTTCCTCAACCTCGTCTAATTCCTTCTGCTTTTGATCTATTCTATATTGAGAGACTTGTTGGTATGCATTAAACTCTTGTTTGCCATTTCGTGTCCAAATTTCAACTGATTGCCCAGCTGACTTTTCTAATTGCTCCTTCTCAAAAGCTATTTGATCTTGTAGTGCTTCTTTTTGCCTTGCAAGTGAATCTAATACATACCCTAGTTTCTCCTGCTCTACATCAAATGTAGCTTGACCTGCTGCTTGTAGTTTGGCTATCTCAAAATCATACGCATCACTTCTTGCTTGTCGCTTCTCTTGCTCTGCTTGTATAACGGCATCTGTTTTTTTACGCTCCTCTGCTACAACTGCCTGTCTAGCCTTATCTGCTGCATCGGCTTGTGCTTTTGCTGCTCTCTCTGCTGCGCTTGGTATAAGCCCTAGATTTGCTGCTACTTCTTCTACTGCATCTGATACAAAATCAAAGGCATCTATTAACGGCTGTAGTATCGGCATTACCACCGACTTAATCTTATCACTAAAGGCAATAAATCCTGCTACTAGCAATCCTATGGCTGTTACAATCAATCCAATAGGGTTGGCACTCATCGCCACGTTTAAAACCCTCTGCGCTACCGCTGCCTTATTAGTCCACAATGTTTTAGCCTTAGTTAAGGCTAACATCGCTTTCTCTTTAGCTTCTTTAGCAACAAGTACAAGGGTAGATTCTTTTTCTAAGTTTTTACGTATGGTTTCAATCCCTACTAACGCTGCTTGTGCGCCTTGAAGTTTTACTAATGTCTGTTGTAACTCTTCATTCTCTACACCCATCATTGCAGTTATACCCTGAAAAGCTGTAAACCCACCTAATACAGAAGTACCTAAATCTAATGCTGCTTGGAGTTTATATCCATCATTCGCAAGTCGCTTAGTTTCGTTCTGAATATCTACATACCTATCTCTTAATTGTGCAGCTTCTTGTAATGCTTTTTTACCTACTGGCGTATTTCTACCCGCTTCTAATGCTATCGCTTGATACTCTTGTATCTGTTGATTCATTTTACGGACATTGATAGGGGCTTCTTTAACTGTTTTATTTAGTTGATTTAACCTTTGCTCAAATGACTGTTCACTTTTCTCTGCTTTCTTCGTTTCCTCGTTTAGTTCTTTCGTTTCTTTAGAAAGACTATCCATAGCCTGAGCCATTTCCTTTGCAGAAACTTGAGCCTGTTTAGTGTTAAAGTCTAATTCTATTCCTATCTTCTTAGCCATAATTAAGCTGTATATATTGAGTAATTAATAAGTATAGTCAAACTGCCATTACCAGTTCGAGGGTTTCCCGTATCTGTGTAAACTTTTAAAGCTGTGTTCGGGGGAAAGTTTGTTCCTGACCCTAAATAAGTAGGTTCTGCTTCTACGCTATAAGGTGCTGCGGTTGCTAGTATGCCATCTGCTGTGTATATTCGTGTGGAGTCGTCACCGAACGTAAACCTTACATTCGTGTTACTCGTATACGCTGTTGTTAAACCACCTTTAGATATAATTATCTTATTTGGTGAGATTATCTTCCCTGCTCCTGGTGCATCTATACAAGTTATTGGTGTGGTGTTTAATGAGAGTATTTGTGAGCTTGTTAAGTCTACCCTTGCCCATCTTGATCTATTTTCTAAATCTTCTTCTGCTATCTCTACACCATTGATATACGTTATACCACTTTCTAATATTTCAGCATTGTCAGTGTTTATTAAAGTTACATCAGTTAGACCACCAGCAATAGTATTATTACTTCCGTTTACTTTTATGCGCTCAGCATCTGCACCAATTACATTGCCATCTCCAACCACATCTATACTACGAGCTGAATAATGAACTGTATTGTCTTTACCGCTAACAGTTACATCATTTGCACGTTTATTATAGTTATTGTTGTTATAGTTAATAACTGTCTTTAATTTTGGTGGTGTATACTCTTCAATGTCATCAGCACCACCTATTACTACACCCGTTGTAGCTACAAAGGGGCTTACATTCTTTAGTTTTAAAAATTCACACTTAGTCAAATCATTAGCATTAGCATTATAATCTATTACTTTGTTTAACCTCCAATATGCTTGTAAAAAGTAGTAATTATTTCTAAAGTCTAAATCATATACATCTTTTGGTGTAAGATTAAAATACCCACTAAATAGAATACTATTCTCGTTTGTTATCTCATCTATAAATTGCTTATGATACTCATTAAAGACATTTGCGTTAGTCCAATTAAGTGTAGTGTATGTATCATCATAATACACCTCCTTAACTACACCAAAGTTTAAATCAAAAGTAGGATTAAATGGATCGTCTAAGTGACCACAATAAGGGTAGTCTAAATGCGTTACACTTGTTGTAGCCGCAACGTGATTCCAGGATTGCCCAGTAATATTTCTAAGCCCATTATAGTAAAGTATTCTCATGTTAGCTGCATAAGGCTTAATGCTGCCGTTACTATCTTGTTGAAAGATTCTAGGCATAACCATATCACTAAAGCCAGTATCTGCTACTGGTGTGGGACTAAATATAACTTCTGTTTTAATCTCATTTTTAACAAAGTCATTCTGTACGTCTTCAAAATGCTGACCGTATATCTCACCCCAAGATTCTATGTATTTTTGATTATAATAGTCTTTATCTTCCTTGTAGGTCCACAAGTAACGCCCTGCGTCTAAAGCACCCATTGGTGTAATCTCTTGCTCTCTATCAAATGCTAGTTTATCTGTACTATCAAAATCAACTTCTACACCGTTATCATAGAAATCATTACGTGGCTCTATAAAGTAGTTATTTTCATCGTTATTATCTTGCTCAACATATAAGTTAAACATCTTGATAATGCTGTTAAGTAAACTTTTAATTTCAATGTCAACAGGTAGTATGGTGTTCATATCTACTGTGCCACCTTCAACTAATCCAATATTGTTTATTTTATTGTAGAATATAGAACCCGTCTTTACTTGAAAATATGCCTTACCACTATAATTAGTTACACCGTCTGT